TGTGGTTGAGTTATTTATTCCACCCATTACGTTAATTGCATTTTGAGTAACTGTTGAACTAAAACCACCCCAATTAAATGTACCAAAACCATAACCATAAGTTTGATTAAATGGACCAAAATAATAGTAAGGACTACAAGTCGCAGTTCCAGATGTTGATGCTGTTGCTGATGAAACAACAGGCATAGTTATTGTAAATGTATTAGCGGTGGGTGTAGTTTTAACTTCAAAAGCATTAGTAAAATTAGCAGCTGAAAAACCTGTTGGAGGTGTTCCAAAACTAAATCTAACTATTCTTCCAATTGTTAAACCGTGATCAACTTTATTAACTGTTACTGTTGCAGAACCTGTAGTTGTATTAAATGTACAAGAAGTAAGAGCTGTATCTAATGGAGTAATATCATAAAAAGCACCTTCAAAATAAATAGCTAATATATTATTAGTACCTATTGCAGCATATCTATTACCTTCTAAATCTGACCATATCCATTGGTTTCTAGCAGCTCCTACTAAAGTTTCTGCTAAAATCTGTGACCAACCACCTATTTTTTCAGGATTTCCATAACGAAAACGTACGTTATCTCCATCTATCCAGCGACCTTCCGCTTGAGATGCAGTATCCTGTTTATCAAATCCTGGTGCTACCGGTATTTTTTTTAATGGCATAAGTTATTATACCACCAAATTGGTTGATTTACACTATCTTTTAGTAGTTGGTGGTAACCCTAAGAAAGGTCTTTTATCATAAAGATTGTCATTTTTAAACTGACCATTTAAATGATTGTAATGTAAGAAAACTTGAGCACAAACATTACCTGTAAATTCTTCTCTCCAATGTTCTAATTCACAACCAGAATAAACTAACATATCACCTGGTTCTAGATCTATTCTAACACCTTTTGGTGCATCTGTTTTCATTATGTTTTTATACTCATCAATTACATTATTACTTCCTGTTGGATCTAAATAAATAGCCCATGGATCTCCACCTAAATTTAATGTTGTAGATATCTCACATGAAGGTCTATCTTTATGTCTTTTTAAAATAGAACCTTTTTCGTATACGCGCGCGTACGAGTACGTAGGTATTAAATTAAGATTTGTTTCTTTAACCATAATTGGCATTACTTTCATTAGTAATGTTTCCATAACAAAGTCTGCATAGTGTGAATATACATTTGGAACTTGTTTGTCTTTCCATGTACCAAATAAAGAATGCTCAGGGACAATATTATTCTGATACATAAAATTAACTGCATCTCTTTTTAGAAGAAAATAATTAAATATAAAATTAGCAAGATCATAAGATACTGCTTTTTTAATAACTTGGTATTTAGTTAAATGAAAACTCATACAACAAAGTTTCTTTGTAAAAAATTAAATGATATTGATATTCTAATTTCATTAGACATATTTGGGTCTACACAATGATTAACCCAAGATGGAAACATAATCAAGCGTCCTGCTACAGGTTCAAAATGAGCTTCTCTCCAAAGTCTCGCTGGTAGTTGTCCCTCAACTTGTTTTGGTCTAGACATTAGAGAAACAGATCTTGGATCTTCTAGTTTCAAATGTCCGCAATCTTTAGAAGTTTTAACATAATAAACTCCAGACCATAAAGAATTAGGGTGAATATGAGGCATATTATATCCACCTGGAGGATTAATGTTTGCCCACATATTACCTAAAAATGGTTCTGAAGATAACATTTCTTCTTTATAAATATGTCCTTGTGCTTCAAATAATAAATCAACTAATTTTTTATATTCTGGCTTTTCATGCATATCCGTTGTTGAATGCCAACCATTCACATTAGTTCTTTGTAAACCTTTATCTTGGTTTGACCATGTAATGATATCTCTTTCTAATTGTTTATTCAAAGTTAGATCATTGATATCTTTTACATACACTGGTGTTGGGAAATATAATTCTCTGTTCATTTAAAAGAAGGTCCTCCAAACCACATTACTAATGATTTTCTAACTCCACTTGTAATAGGTACGACTCTATGTCTAACAAAACTTGCAAAGAAAATAGCTTGTCCTTGTTTAGGTCTTGCAATTTTTCCATCCGACATTAATTCAAGTCCACCACCTTCAAATTCAGATTCATGTGATAATAAACAAGTCATAGATATTTTACGCACCGGTGGTTCATTTATCCCAACAACGTCAGAATCTATGTGCCAATCATAAAAACCACCTGCTGGATATTCTGTATATTGAGCTTGTTCTGTAATTTGCATTCCTTCAAATCCAAAATGATTATTATTAGTTTTTTTCATAATTGTTTCTAAAGTTTTATACATTTCAGGAAGTTTATTAAATGGTATCCAGCTGATATGTGAAATTCTAGTTTTAGTATCTACTACTCCACCTTGACCTCCTCCAACTTGTCCTGATTGTGGTGGTTCGGATCTTCCTGCATTTATAATTAATTGACATTGTTCTGGTGTAAATATTGGACCTGTTGTTTCAACAATCAACGATTTCCATTTTGGTTCTGTGATTATCATTGTGCTCCTCTATTAAGTATTGGGTTATAAAGAACATCACAATTTGCTGCTAATGTTCTTCTTGTTTCATCTGTTCCATTGAATGGATATACACAGTGCCTCATGTCATATGGAAATATATAGAAGTCTCCAAGTTTCATCGGTGGTTCATAATCTATTTTTGCAAACTGACCACTAGATGCACCTAATATTTGTAACTTTCCATTTTGTGGAGCTTGTTCTGCTGAATATTCTACACCATATGTATTTGGTAATTTTAAAATCATTACAGAAGATAATCCAGTAAACAAATTTCCTTGATGAACATGCACAGGATTATATTCATGAGCTTTCATTTCATTGATCCATATTGAATTAAGATGTGTTTTATAATCTCTAATATGATTAAATTCTAAATAATGATGAAACATAGACATAAACCAATCAAGTACATTATTTGGAAATAAATTATGTCTTTTCATTTTAGATTCATCTTCTCCATCATAAAATAAAGAATGTTCATTTTTAATTTTACCAACCAACTGATTATTAGCTGGTTCTAATTGATTAAATTTTTGTTCGTAAATTAAATTAATACTATTAAAAATATCAATGGGAGTTTCATATCGTAGGATAGATTGTCCTAAAAATGTAAAATTAAAATTCATTATTTTAATTTATTTTATTTGCTTTCCGTATTGTGGTAACTGTTCTGTTTTATTCCCTGCAAGTTCTCCAGTCTTTTGAATTCTTTCAAGACTTTCAAGTTGACCTACAATATTAAATACTTCAGCTTCTGATGTACCTGGGGTAATGGTTTTTGCCTTATTTAAATACATTTTATGATAAGACTCTAATTGATGGGTGTTTACATTTTTAGTATCAAATGTTCCATCATCAAATTCTAATTTTAATTTAGACCACATATTAATTTCTCTCATTCTATCTTTTGCAACTTGTTCCATACTTGCTTTAGAATAGATTTTTTCATCTAAATCAATTTTATAACACTCTAATTTATATTCATCTGTTTCACTTTCTATCTTCTTTTGTAACCATTTAATCTTTGCATCATTTCTTCTGTAATCAAAAGATAAGGTCATTAAATTTTCTAAATATACACTTTGTTCTCTAATACACTGCCAATATTTAGCAGCTTGAGTTGGATAACGATTGTCTTGAAGTACAGAAAATCTAGCTTCTGTTTCAGTTCTAAATATTTGTTTTTTAGTCCAAGTATCTCGAAGTTCATCTACCATTCCTTTAAATGATTTTAAATCATTAGGCTCAAGTAAATTATTAAGATGTGCTTCTTCTTGTTGTATAAGCTCTTTTATATCTCTTTTTTCATTCATTATGAGATATGTAGTCTTTTTTTATTAAAAGTCAAATTATTTAAGAAGTTGTTATTGTTTTAGTTTCAAGAACTGCTCCAGTCCATTCTTCTGTAGAATTAGATTGACCACTTGGAGGTCCTCCTCCAAATTTTAATGCAGCTGCGCTTGTTCCTGAACCACCTATTTCACCTCTAGGAACAGCCAAGGAGGCAGGACTAGTTGTCCAACTAGATCCATTCCATGTCTCTGTCGCCCCAGTTGTTGTAGGATAAGAAGTATATCCTCCAAATATTAAACCAGATGTTTGTGAACCAGCTGCTGCGAAACTTGTTCTAGCAGTATTCACTGAACTTATAGATGTCCAAGTTGATCCAGTTAAAGATAATGCTGTTAAAGAAGGCCCTGCTGCAAGACTTCCACTTGCAACTATTGCTGCGGTATCTGTTCCAAAAGCTTGTGTAGAAGCTCTTCCCGCAGGTAATGCTGTTGAAGTTGTCCACGAAGATCCATTCCATTTTTCTGTCGCAGTTGATAAATTGTAAGAAGGAGTTTCTGCTCCACCAACAGCTAATGCAGCTGTTTGAATTCCAGTTCCAGCAACTCCACCTCTTCCAGTATTTAAACTAGGAGTATTTGTCCAAGAAGGACCATTAAAAGATTCTGAAGCACTTATATTAAGATTTGTAGGAGGTCCTTCACCACCAAAAGCAAGAGCTGATGTATTTGAAGCTCCTGCTCCACCTAAACCTTGTCGTGCTGTATTTAAAGATGGTGTTCCAGACCATGCTGAACCATTATATGATTCTGATAATGATGATACTGCAGGATTTGCTCCACCAAAAGCTACGGTTGATGTTTGAGTTCCATTTCTTGAACTTCCCATACCAGCTCTAGCAGTATTCATATTACCACCACTCGCCCAAGAAGCTACACCATAAGTATAACCTTTCAAAAGATTGCTTGTAGTATTATACCAAATCTGACCTTCAACTGGATTTGATGGATCCGAGCTTACTATTAAAATATTCTGTCCTTGTATTCCTGTGTATGCTACCATTATGATACCGTTACTGTTTTAGTTGTTACAGCCGCTCCTGTAAATTCTTCAGTGTTGGTTGGATCGCCCGGTCTTCCCCCAAATATTATAGCTGCAGAACTAGGTGAAGAATTACCACTATTTTGTTGAGCATCATTTCTTGGAGTTGAAAAATTTGCTGAAGTTGTCCAAGAAGAACCATTATATAATTCTGTCATATTTCCATTTCCTGTTGGAATTGCTCCTGTAAAAGCTATTGCTGCATTTTGAGTTCCTGCTCCTGATCTATAACCAGCTTGATTCATTGTAGGTCCATTACTAAAAGCAGATCCATTCCATGTTTGTGAAGCATCTCCTGTAGCAGTAAATGGAGTTGGTCCAAGAAAACCTCCATAAATAATAGCCGCTGTTTGTGATCCTGAACTTCCAGCTCCTTGAGCTCCAACTAATGGGTTTCCGAAAGAAGGACCATTTGTCCAAGCTGAACTTGTCCATAACATACAATTTTGATTCCAGTGAGTTGCAGGAGGATTTGTGTTATCTACTCCACCACAAACAATAGCCGCTGTTTGTCCTCCAACTGAAGTTCCAGAAGCTGAAGCTCTTGGTGAAGATGTTTGATTTGTCCAAGACGACCCATTATAATGTTCAGTTTTATCTTGATAACCTAATGAAGCAGAGTATCCTCCATTTTTAAAAGCAGCAGTATTTGGCCCACAACCATTGGCACCAGATGTTGGATTATTTAAATTTCCTCCTGGTGACCAAGATGTTCCATTATAACTTTGAGTAATTCCAGATCCAGAAGAACCTGATGCATAACCACCAAAAGTTAACGCAGCGGTTTGAGTTCCAGCTCCTGCGTTAACACCTTGACCTGTAATCATGTTTCCACCAGTTGCCCAAGAAGCTGCACCAAGTGCTCTTACTTTTAAAGTCGCAGACGTAGAATTATACCACACCTGACCAACCTGTGGATCAGATGGATCGGACGCTAGGTACTGGACTTTTTGTCCATATGTTCCGTAATACGTTGCCATAAAATTTTTATTCTAAAACTATAGCTGTTGGTCTTTTTCTTCCAAATGGTTCTCTATTTTTTTCTGAATCAGGTAAAGCGTCCCAAGCAGCTTGAGCTTGTGCAACTATTGCATCAACGATTGCTTGTGCTTCTTCTTTAGTTTTCCAAACGCCAGCTACTTTATTAACCCAAAGATTTGCATCTTGGTTATTAGCTGGTATCTGCCAAACATTACCTGGAAACCCAGAAATTTGAAATTTAGATGAATCATCATGTGTGATAAATCCTTTTCCCCAATTTTCTGCTACGCAGTATTTATATGCCATGTTTCCTCCTTATTAATCTGTTTTTATAACATTTTTCATAATCATTGTATATTACGAAGTTGTTATTGTTTTAGTTGTAATTGCCGCTCCTGTAAATAATTCCGTTGAAACTGTATTTCCTGGAGCAGGATAATTACCCCCTCCAAATATTAACCCACTTGCACCTGGAGTATTACTAGCTCTATTTTGATTTAT